TTTCGAAATGACGTCGCAGCGACCTCGCTGGTCGAGCCTGCTGCCAGCATCGCGGAGGCGAAGGCGGATGTTTGCTCTGCGGTAAAGCCAAACATGGTCGCCTGCGCGCCCACACGCTGGACCACGTCCAGAATATCCGCCGCACTCGAGGCCTGGCTGTTGGACAGATGGTTCATCGCATCAGCCAGCGACACCGTCTCATCAATGGTCAGCCCGAGCGCCGTCATCAGGTTGGCCATCGAGCCACCCGCCTGCTCCGCGCTGATATCAAACGCCACCCCAATCCGGGCGGCGGCATCGGTGAAGCGGATCAGGTCCTCACCCGAAATCCCAGCCTGACCGGCCGCAGCGGCAATATCCGCCAGACCTGTCACCGCGATGGGAATGTCGCGCGACAGCGCGAACAGGTCCTGCTGGAACTGCGCAAAGGCTGCAGGGCTTGGAAAGTCCACCACCTTGGCCACATCGGCCATGGCGCTTTCAAAATCCGAAGCCGCCTGGATCGGCGCGCCGATCGCGCCGCGCAGGGCATAAAAGCTGGCCACCGCATCCACCAGCCCGCCGCGCGCGTCAGCCAAGGCGCGGTTGTTGCGGGTGATGGCCGCGTTCAGGCGGTCCCCGAAGGTGATGGGCTGGCCATTGGTCTCACGGACCGTGTTCGAGATGCCCGCCAGCGCATTCGCCGCCCGACGCGCCGGGCTGGTCACCCGGTCCAGCAGTTCGATGACCAGTTGGGATGTGAGCTGTGTCATCTGGTCACCTCATCTTCGCAGCACGCGCGGGACAGCCTCCACGGCGTCGCGTCACCTCATCTTCGCCGCCCGCGCGAGACGCCGGGCCTCGGCGTGCCAAAGCACCACCTCGGACCAATCCATCTCCTCAAAGGCCGTGAGCGGCGTGTTCAGCCAGTGGGCGGTTTCGGCAACGACCGATCGCCAGGAGGCGAAGCCGTGCCCTTGGGGAAAAAATCCGCAATCACCTCCGACAGCGCGGTGAAGTCGTCGGTGTCCAAGTCCTCGATCATCTCAACCGGATAGCCCGTCAGCGCCGAGGCCATGACAATGCCCTGATCCAGGCGGTCGGTGATGCCGTCCAGCGCCGCGTTCATCCGCTTGAGGTCCTTCACCTTGGGCTTGGCAATGCGGATCTCGGTGATTTCGCGGCCCTCGAAGGTCACCGACGCCGACAGGGAAACGGTCTTTTGTTTTGCTCTATCAGACATGGGTCACCTCAAAAGCCGTTGGGAAGGCGCAGAATGGATCGCTCGTCTGCATTTTGGGACGTGCCGTTGACGCGCCAGTCGGTGGTGAAAAAGTCCCAGTAATATTTCTCAGCGCCCTCGAAATAGAGCTCGTAATGCAGGATTTCGTTGATGGCGTAATCAAAGCCCTGCAACTCGCCGCGCTGGAACGCCTCCGGATTGGCCGTGCCCAAACGCCCCTCCAGCACCGCCTTGGCCTCGATGGCCACGCCATTGCGCTTGTCGCGCACTGAGCCATAGGCGGTGAACTTCTTGCGTGCGGTGGCCCCAAGGCCAAACTGCGTCAGCAGATCCGGGTCCCAGCCCGCCAGCTTGAAGCTGGCCTCCAGCTTCTGGATACCAAGCGCGACCTCGATCTGCACACGCGAGCCTCCCGGGTGATGGTCCTGGGTGATTTCCTGCAGGTTGGGCAGCTGCAACTCGGTCAGCGTCAGGTGCTTGGATGCCGTGGGGTTCTCATCGCCGCAAAACAGGTTTGCGGCCTCCATCACGTAAATATTGCTCATGGGAGCGTCTCCTGAATGTCGGACAAGTTTATGGCCGGTCAGCCGGTGATGGTGCCGACCTGCGCCAGCAGATCATCGAGCAGCGCATCCAACGCCGGGCGGTAGCGCGCGGACTGGATGCCGAGATAGCGCAGCACCGGCGCCTCCTCAGCGGCAAAGCTGACCGTGAAGCGGCCTTGGCGCAGTTCCTCGGGCGTGTTCTGATGGCGGGTGAACTTCATCTCGAAGCCAAGGATGTCGCCATCGGCCTTGAGATTACGCAGGCCCGTCTCCATCGTGTTCAGGATCGCCTGAATGGTCTGGCCCGTGATGTTGAAGCGCCCGAGATAGAACCGCAGGGTGCGCAGCAGCATCAGGTGGATGAAGTCACGCCCGCGGGTCACGTTGTAGAACCGCCAGAGATCATCCTCGCCCGCGTTGTCGGTGCCGACAAAGATGAAGCCACCCTGACCGATGGCACTTTCCACGCCCATTTCACCGCGCAGAAGCACGCCGATATTGCCAGACAAGAGCCGCTGGCCTTCGGTCGCGCCATCGGTGAGCGAGAAGTTGATGGGACGTGAGGGGCCAACAATACCTTGCACCGGCTGGTTGGCCCAGCTGTGGAAGGGGCGGCCCTGCTTTTCGTGGTCGCGACGCACGCCGATGCCGATCACCGCGGGCGACAGCGGCTGAACGACACTCACCCCACCGTCAAACACCTTCACTGCAGGGTCGACCGGGATCAGGCGCTGAGAGGCAATCGTCTCTCGCCAATCGATGGCGTCCTGCTCCGTGGTGGCCGGGCCATCGACGACCGCATGCGCCAGAAGCTTTTCGCAGATCGCAGGCAGTGCCGCACAGACCGGGTTGGCCTCGCCGACACCGCGCTGGCTGGTATAGCCCGGGGCGCAGATGAGGCGCGGGATGATGCCCAGCTCAGGGCCAGACGTCAGAAAAGCCTGAAGGCCGGTCGCGACGCCGTCGCCGACGATATTGGCGATGGTCGCGTCCGTATCGATCCCGTCTTCGACGCGCACGACCACGACCTTGGCGGCCACCTGGAACTCGCCGAGCTGCGCGTTGATCAGCGTGACCGCATCACGCAGCGTGCCGGTCGCGCCAAGCGCTGCCAGCTTGGTCGCGTCGTCCGAATAAAGAAAGACCGGCGTGTCAGCTGGGAACACCGATGCATCGGCATCGGGCGCCGTGCCGATCAGGCCCACAACTGACATATCGCTCCAGACGGGCGGGCGCGGTTCGGTGTCAATCTGCGTGATCGAAATCCCGAAGGTCGGGTCGGACATGAGAAGGTCTCCTTGAATAGCCAAAACCCCCACGCGGCCGTCAGGCGCGCATGAAGGTATATTGGATGCTTGGGATCGGCGGCTGGCCGAGGTTCAGAACGACAGCGTCGGTGTCGTGATATCGAGGTCAATTTTCGTGTCGGACTGGATCTGCACCTCGAGGATCAGCGCCGGGCCTGCGGATGCTGCGGGTTCCCCGAAGACCCGGATCGCGCGGACAAACCCGCCCGCACCGTCATCGACAACCTCACCCACCTGCACATCGCGCACATCGGTGATGCCCAGCTTGGTGCTGATCTGTGTCAGGGTGGATCGCATGGTGCCTGCCTCCATCAATACGTTCCGCCATCAACCAGATCGATCCGGCTTTGCAGCGCCGTCAGCGTTGATTGCAGGTTTGAGACCTGCGCTATCGTATGGCCATGGCTGCTGGCCGCCTTGCTGGCGAGTTGCGCCGTGAGGTTCGGAATATCGCCAATCCCGAGCGCCACTTCCCCCGCCTGACCGTTTACGGACGACACAGGCCCATTGGCCAGAACGCTTTCAGCAACATCGGCAGCGGCAGCCGCATCCTGTGCCGCCTGCTGGGCCAGGGCCAGAGCGCTTGAAACTGCGGCGGCCGTCTCGATCACCGAGGCTGCAAGGCCCGCGCTGGCAGAAATCACCCAATCGCCATGCACGGCCGCCCCAATCTCTCCGTTGACGGCCACCACTTCGCCCGCCAAACCGCCATTGGCGCGGGCGTAGCTATCGACCCGAAACACCGCCCAGTCGTACAGGCTGCCGCCCCCATCACGCGTCAGCACGACATAGGGCGTGGGCGCAAAGAGCGCCCGCGCAGGCGTGTCGTCGATCTCGAAGGTGGTCTGCAGGCCCACCGACACAGTAAGCGGCGTCGAGGAGGTCGCCACCAGAAAGCCGTTTTCCGCTGCAGCTTGAGCCGCTTCCAGAGCCGGTCCAAGAACCTCGTTGACCCGGGCAAGCCCAATGGCCACCAGATTGTCACTTGCCGCATTCAGCCGTGCCAGCTGGCCATCGAGATCGCCAAGGCTCTCGGCAATCAACCGATACCGCCGGTTGAAGAAGTCCCGATCAAGGCTTTGCCTGTCATTGACCCGAAGGTCCTCGAACCTCAGCATGACGTCACCCCTTGTTCATCGGCTCTGCCGTGGCGATCGCCTCTGGGTGATCTGCCTTCAGCCCATCGTAGATTGCGGTCGTGACAACATAGCGCGCGCTCGGGCGGAACCGCGCCCCGGCAAATTCAAGGGGACGGTTGACCGTCACCCGGTAGTGGGTCGGTTTGGATGCCATGAGGCTGCCTCCAGAATTGGATGATACGTTGGTGACACCATTGCGTGGCGGGATCAGGACTGCGCGTATTCGATCAGCTCTCCGACCAAAAACGGCACCGCCGCACTCACCGTCGAGCCCACGATCTTGACGGCATAGGTGCTGACCGAGGTCACGTTGAAGATCGAGGTCCGCCGCACCGAACCATCTGGCAGAACCATGTCCTCAACCACATCGGCCGCCTCCACGCCGTCCAGCGTGGCCCCGGTCAACAGTGTGACCGTGCAATCGTGGGTCACGTCATTAAAGTGCTGCAGGTCCGTGACCACCTTGACGCTGGTTGTGGGCGAGCCGAGCGTGCGCGCCTCCGACACCCAGGTAAAAGCCGTCTTGGGCCGCGTCACCACCGCTTGCGAGCCCGCAAGCCCAAAGCCGGGCATCAGGTCCGTGGTTCCGGTCAGGGTCATGCGCACCGGCAGCAGCGCTGGCAGGCCCGACAGGTTCGGGCCATTGCCCTCACCGTCCAGCGCGACCCAGGCCCCATTGACCTGAACCTCGATATCAATCCGACACGCAGGCGGTGTCACGCCCGGATGCAGCACGTCAAGATCGAGGATACCGCCTGCGAGCTGGAACGCGGTCAGCTCGACAGAAACACGCGGGCGTTCAAACTTCGCAAAATAGAGACGCAACTTCAGGTCGTCGACAAGGTTGCCCGCAAAGAAAGCCCCGTCGGTTGAGACAAAGAAGGTGCCCTGAACCACCCCGTTGTCGGTATTGGTCATGGCGACATAGTGATCGCCAGTGGTAATCAGAACAATCGCGTAGCGCCGACCCGCCGTCAGGAAGGTCGGCGTGATCGCCAGCCGCGTCTCAACCAGCGAGGGCAGCCCCGCTTGGGTTGAAACCGCGCCCACCTGAATGTCCGTGGCCGGCAACGTTGTGCGCGAGATCACCCGCGACAGGTCTGGCATGCCAAAGGCGGTCTCGGTCACCAGAACCGTCACATCACCAGCGGCCGCCTTGCGCGAGACGTAGAGCCCGATCTGGCTGAGCCAGCCGTCCTGGCTGTTAAGGAACGTCTGCGCGACCTGCTGGCCGTTGATCGTTTCGGTCGTGGTGACACGGTCCCAGTATTGCTCCTCATAGGTATCGATCCAGAATTGGCGCACCCGGATCCAATGCACATTGCCATTGGCCACCCGCGCGCCGTTGGGCATCTGGTCGGGCACGCCGTTGGTGACTTCCCAGGTCTCGCCTTCGGCGCGAAAGACGTTATTGGCCAAATCATACGTACCCTGCCGCCACCAGCGGGCATTGGTGCACACAATCTTGCTTTCACCATAGCGGCGCCGGGTCCGGGCCCGGCTCAGTCGACGGATTTGCGTCGCTTCAAAGGTATATTGGGCAAGCCGTGTTTCGGACGCGTAACCGGTCAGATCAAGCCGGAGCGCATGAGTGTAGTTGGGCAGGACAAAGCCGTCATTTTTGCTGACATAGACGTTATTGGGGTTCAAAAGCGCCAGCTGAGACGTCTGCGCGCCTGCACGCGGAAACCGGATGCCCTCCTCGACCACCGCATCAAAATCCGGATGATTGATCTGCGAGCCCTCGGCGGTCAGAAAGTGGTTGGTGCCATAAAAAATATAGGCCCCCGGTGCGTAAAGCTCCTGGCGCACATCTTCGAGCTGCTCGGTCAATTCGACGATTTCGGCCTTGGTCGCATAGCCCGCCATCCGGTCGGCCAAGGCTGAGAGGTCGGTGCGCAGCGTGTCCACCTGGCCGCTGATCTGCCCGCGCCAGCTTTCCAGTGCGATTGTACGCTGCGAGATGTTGCGCAGGTTTGGCAGCTGCGTCGCCTGCCACTGCTCGATCGCCACGATCCCGGTGGTATCGAGCAAGACATAGGCGATGACGGTGACATTGGCATCGGTCGCAGGATAGCCGGGATCGGGGCCTTCGGTGCCAGCCACGGTGGAAATCTCCGCGCGGCGCAGGCTTTCCATCGCGACCGATTGCGGCTCGGTGGTCCCGGTCTGTGCGTCGATCAGAAAGTCGCGCGGCTGGATATCGGTCTCGACCTCCTGGCCGAAGGTGACGATGGCCACGCGCTTGCGCGCAACGAGGGGCAGCACATTGAACATATCCACAATGATGTCCTCGCCGCGCGCATAGACCGCACCACCCGCATAGAGACGCCCCGAGGACAAGGTGATCTCGGTGGCCGCAGTCTTGGTGGCCGAAAAGCCGGAATAGGCCTTGCCGCTTTCAACCGCGTCCTTGACGATGTGATCCATGGCCGCGCGCATGAAGTCTTGCGTGTTGTTGAGATCGGCGGATTGGAGCTCCTGCCGGTCGCGGTAGATGACGGTGCTTTGCATGGCTCAGACCTCTGTAAATGTGCCGATTGTGATCTCGCCGACCACGCGGCGGTCGCCCGCGCGGGGCAATCGATATGTCTTGGTGTTGATCAGGATTTTATCCCGAAGGGATTTGGCGACCATCACGGCCTCACGTGCATCCGCGATGGGTGCTTTGCTGGCCGCAACGATGTATCCGTTCACAAAGGCCCCTGCCGTGCGGGGATATCGCCGTCCCTTGATCCGCGTCAGGACCTCGGCATGGTAGGGCGGCATGCCCAGCCGTGTGGTGCCCAGATGGGTGGAGCGCTTGCGCGCATCCAGGCTCCGCTCCGGGTCATGGATATGCCAGCGCTCAAAGAGATGCTGCCAGGATAATGTCTGTGGCAGGCAGGCGCCGAGAATGCGCTGGCCGTCTGCCCCGGGAAACACCGAGGCCGATTGTGCCGGATGGGTCTCGGCGATCATTTGCGGGCGCACTTCGATCAGATCGCCTTTTGGCCATACGGTTGTGTATTGCTCGCGGCCCAGCCGGTAGCTGTAGGTCGTGGCCCGCGGGATGCGGACAATGCGTTGGCGCACCCCCATATCGTCGATGAGGAAGGCGCGGGCTTTGGGCGCGGCGTTCAGGTGGATGGCCGCCGTAGGTTTGGGGGCCAGGACCACCTCGTCATAGGCAATCGCGTTGAAATCCCCAACGCGTTCTGGCGTTACCGAGCGGAGCGTCAGAGTCGTCTCGCGGCCGTGATCATGCAGCTTTGCAGTGCGCACATAGCGCGTGCCCTGCACTGAGACCGGGTTGTTTGGCCCGGCAAAGGCCGTGCCCGGGCCGTCTGGTGCCGAAAGATACCGGGTGTTCCGGCCGGAGACGCCGCGCTTGATGAAGGGATAGACCCGGAGTTGCGCGAAACGGTCGAGATAGGCGGCGCGTTCCTCGCCCCTGAGCGCCTGTGTCACGAACGTCTTGGCAGGCGGCACGATGAACCGCCGCGCCTCGGCCCCCATGACGGCCAGCGCTTCCGCGATGGCGGTCTGTGTGCCCTTGATCGCGTGAAACGGCAGTGATCGCGCGGTGCGCGCGCGTTTGGTCTCCTCCGGCCAGTCCTTGTCCCACAGATCGACCGAGAGGCCCCAGGCAAGCCAGGGCAAATGGCTGCTGGGGATCTGACGCGGTTGCACCAGCGGACGCAACCCGATCGGCAGATCGGCAATGCGCGCGCCGGTGAGATCGGCCGCCTCTTCGAAGGCCGTGCGGTTATCCGGCAGCAGGGTTTCGCGGGTCATCGGCGGGGTTCCTATTCATCGCGGAGCGTGGCGACCGTCACGGTGATGGCGTCGATCGCGTAAACCTCGGTCGGTCCGAGGACGAGGTCCTGTGCCGGTGAGGCGAGGTCCACCGAATGCACGCCTTCGACATGCAACTTCGAGAAGATGGCCGAGCGACGCAGGTTCATGCTCAGCATCCGGTTGGTTTCCACCCATTCCGTCAGCGCAGTCAGGGCGCGGTCGCGCACAACATTGCCGTCTGGCCCGGGATAGAGGGTCAGTTTGGCCGTGATATCCGTGCGCTGGACCCGAGGCCCCAAGACCTCAACCATGTCCGTCAGCGGCCGCACGTCATTGTCAATCAACGACAGGCGGACGGTTTCGCGTTCCGTAAGGCTGGGCACCGGATTGCCCCCCGCCCGCAGCATGGTGACACGCACCCGGCCGGGCGTCGTCATGATCGCGGTGGCATCACGCGCCCAGGTCGCGGCAGTGAGCGCGTGATAGACATACGCCCCTTCAGGTCCGGCCACGGAGAACGCCTCCGGGGCCAGCTGCACGCGACGGCGCAGGCGATCATCGTCTTCCGCGACCAGCACGCCCGTTGTGTCCTCGACCTGCATCCGCTGCGTGGCGAACAATGCGGCCAGATGATCGAGGTTGCCGCCATAGGCGGAGGCCAGCAAAACCGAACGGGCCGCATCATTGATCCGCGCGCGCAGGAGCATTTCGCGATAGGCAAAGGCCTCGATCAGCTTGCGCGCGGGCTCACTTTCGAGATCAATGACGCCTGCGATGGCCGGAAACCGAGCGACCAGATCATCGCGCATTTCGGTGACGATCGCCTCGTAGTCCAGCGTCTCGATCACGTCGGGCGGCGTCAGACCGGAGAGGTTGATGGCGGTGAAACGGCTCATGGTTGGGCCTCGCGTTCCTCGATCAGCACCCCGTCCGGGTTGGCATAGGCATTGATGCGGCGCGCGCCTTCGACCGTGAAGTCGCCATAGGTGGCGCGCGGGCGGTACTCGCCCTCGAGGAAGAAATGCAGCCGTCCATCGCGGGTCACCTCAACGATCTGAATGCGGGTCACGCGGTATCGCGGCTCGAATTGCTCGATCGCAGAGGTCACCGCAGCAAACCACGGTGTGACCTCATTGGGCGTGATCGTGCGCCCCAGCAGGTTCGGGACAAACGATCCATACCATTCGCGCATGATACGGGCGCCAAACCGCGTGGTGAAGATGTCCTGCAGGCTCTGGGCCACGTGTGGCCAGCCCTGAATCACACCGCCGGTGGCGGCGTTGAGGCCGACGGATGGGTTTATGCTGCGCGTGGCCACCGGTTAGCCCTCCCTGGCCCTTATTCGTCACCAGCGCCTTCGCCAGCGTCATCATCCGTAGTTGGCTTGGGGTCGCCCTTGGCAACTTTCCTCGCCTTGCTGGTGGGCGCAGTCTTGCCACCCTCGGACTCGGAGCCGGGCACATCCAGCGGCCGCAATGTTCCGAGCCGCAGTTCATGCTCCGCCTGCTTGTCCGTCAGCGTCAGCACGGTGCCCACGCCGATGTTGGTCTGCCCCGCAACGAAGCGGACTGCTTTCTCGGTGATCGCGTATCGGTTCATGTCGTGTTCCCTTGTCTTGAGATGATCAATCGATGGTGAACCACGGTCGCCCAGTCGTCGCGTGACCGCACGCAGCCACATCGCCTTCACGGCAGACGGCGATGCCGTCAATGGTGAACCAGTCGGAGCCAGTGACCATGGGCGGTGGAGGTGAATGAGGCGCAAGACCATGGGCCTGAACCAGATCACCAATCCCGACGATCACTTGGCCCTCGACAGTCCATGGGGCAAACTGGCTTCCCATCTGCGCACCACCTGCGGTGTCGAGCATGACAACAGCTATGCCGCGGCTCATCCCTTGATGCCCGTGAACTTTGGCGTGATGACCTTAATTTCTTCGCTGGTGATTTCCAGCGTCGAGCCACCCACCACGATCCGCACCAGATCATCCGCGAGCGTCATCCGGACATTGCCATAAGTGATGACGTTCTCATCCCCCGCCGTTGAAGGGCTCGGATTGCCCGCATGATGGGTCAGCGGCACCGCAACCGCTTGTTGGAAATCCCCCGTGGGCGACATCACCGTGAATTGCTGCCCAACCGTGGGCGGCGTGTGCACGCGCAACGCACCCGAGAATTGGGCATAAGGCAGCCAGGGCGACAGGAACCGGCCCTGTCCGCCATGCGTCGGCCCGAAATCCAACCGCATGCGCTGGCGGCCTGGGTCGACCTCCGCCACCGTGCCATGACGCATGACGCCTGCGACACGGCGCTCCAGATCGGTGACCCGCGCGACAAGCTCGACGATTTCGCGGATCGCCATGGCTATGATCCTTGCGGCTCAAAGACGACTGTCTGGTCGAAATCCGGAAACGTGATGTCCGCGAGCGGTTGTGGGTCCGCATCGAGGTCTGCGACCGGCCCGATGCCGATCTGGTTTGCCACCTCCAGCGGGACACCAAGGGTTTCGGCCGCCCGGCGCCAATCGGCGAGCGGTGTTCCATCCATCTCCGCGCGCAGTAGGCTTGCGATATTTGCCAGTATGGGATCGGCTTCCATCAGGACCAGCACGTCGCCCCAGGCGCTGTTTGGCGCAATTGTGTCACCGGCCACCGGCGTGTCCACCAGATCGCAGGTCAGCACCAGCTGCCGCGCGGCGAAGCGCACCCCGTTCTCGGACGACGCCCCCCGCCGTGACAGGCGTCGTGTGATACGTGGCACCAGTTTCATCCAGGCGCGCGACCAGGCGGTATCATCGCGGGTCAGCGCCCGCGTGACCTGGTGCTCCATGATGTCCAGCGTCAGCTCCATCCCCTCATCTGTATGCGGAATGGCAATACTGATCTGACCGCCGTCCCCATCAGACGCAGGCACTTCGACACGGGACGCAATGGCAATCTCGATCACCAGATCACACCGATGGGCACCACTGCTGAGGTCCCGCCCAGTAACATCCAGCGCGTGTTCATCCGTGGTCAGCACCAGAAGCGGCTGGCGGGTTTCGGCGATGGTCTGGTCGATCGGGTCCACCGCGCTGTCGAAGACCCGCGCGCCCGCCAAGGTGCGATCCCGCAGCGCGTGGGCTGCAGCAAGTCGCATGACAAGACGAGTCAGGCTCATGGGACGTCGTCCTCCTGGACAAGAATGAGGTTGAGATCGCCCATATCCGTATGATGGGCGGCACTGATCGCATAGACCGGGCTCCCGGCCCGGCTTGTGAGTGTGATCGTGTCGCCCTTGGCGGGGAGCGCCGACAGCGCGTCCACTTGTGCCTTGGCGATCCAGAACTCAGCCGCGGTTGAGGCAAGCTTGGTTGTGCCCGACATCTGACCACCCCGAGCCTGGCCGCGCAGGTCGTCTTTCACAGGGCCCGCCGAGAAAACACCATGAACCGTGACCTCGGCGCGGTCCGGGTCCACAGCGCGCTCAGCATATTGCGCAGACAACCGTGGGCGCAGGAGAGCGGGCTCTGCAAAGGCTCCCCCGATCGCTTCTGACAGGACTGCATCGAAATCGTCAAACATGGAAGCCACGGGCCCGGTCCTTTCGGCTCACGTCCGCTTGCCCGGGATCAGCACGCGCGGGCGGGTGCAGTATTGCAGGGCGTTCATCTGGAACTCGAGGTTCACGCCCTTGCCGTTCTGCATTTCCCACTGCTTGCCATAGAGGCGCTGGCCCGGCGTGTTCACCGTCTCGATGTAATCAGCCGGGGCATAGACCGTGCGGAACAGCCCGGGCACGCCCATGGGCACAAGATGGCACTTGTCGGTCTCAATCCCGACATTCTGACCACCGCGGTAGTTCATCCAGGTGATGCCGCCGAACTCGAAGGCGCCATAGATGCCGGAATTTCCCGAGTTGATGTAGGCGTTCCGCAGGCTCGCGGCATCGGCATAGCCCTTGTAGGTCTCGCGGACTTCCTTGTGGCCGATCAGGTCGTCGAAGAACGCGTCGCCGCAAAGGGCGATGACGCTCGTGTAGGGTAGACCGTCAAGAATGCCCGCCATCTGACGGATGACACCGGCGCATTTCTTGCGCAGAGCCCCGTCGGTGGCGCTGGCATTGTCGAGGTCAAAGTCGACCACGGCCTGCTGGCTTTCGCCAAACTCGGTGAAATAGTCAAAGAGGACCGAGCCGTCAGCGTCCAGAAGCTGGCCGGTCTTGAGGATGTTGAGCCGGTGATATTCCTCCGTCAGCGCGAAGAACTGGCTGGCCTCGGCCGCGCGGTCCGCGATCTTCTGCTGCAGCCGCTCAACGGCCACCTCCTGGCCGAAGGCGCGGACCTGCTGGACCTCGTCGGCATAGATCGCATCATCGACCTGGAAATGTGGAACCTTCAGCATCCGCACAGCGCGTTTCGATTTGTCGAAGGTCTGGCCCGGGCCACCGCGCGGGCTGGCCGAAACCAGCATGCGGTTTTGCTCCTTGTCCTTCTCGATCGCGATATCCAGCGTGTCGATGCTGGTGGTCTGGAACAGCCCCATCTGCCCGATGCGGGAGGGCGTGTATTTGATCTCACGAAGCGCATCCGTGAGGCGCATGACGCTGAAGGCGTCCTGACTGAAGATGTTGAGGATCGACATGGAAGGTCCTTTATTGCGTCGGCGCGCCAGCAACTGGCCACGCGGGATCGGCCCACGGCCCCGAAGGCGCAGGGGATCGGATTGGGAATGTGAGGAATGCGGGGCTGGCGTTAGCGCACCGCGAAAGTCACGCGCGCTCAGCGCACGATAATGCCGACAGCGGCCAGATCACCCTGGGCCGCCGTCTTTTCGGCAGGCTGATCCCGGTCAGGATGGTAGGTCAGGATCTTGCCGTTGACCTCGGCGTCCCGAGTGATGCCGGCAACCGAAACATCACTTGCCGTGGCATCACAGCCGTAGAGCGCGATAGCCACGGCGGTCTGGCTGCCATCAGTGGCACCGACAGCGCTGGCCAGATATTTGCCGCTGGCGGTGATTTTGCCCAGCACGGTGCCCGGGGCGATGATGCCAGCACTGCTGGCGATGGTGATATTTTCCCGCGAGCGCTGGCCATTGGCCTCGGTCATCAGGAATTCGCCGGGATGGCGGCCTTCTGTGAGAACAGTCATGGTCTCGGTCTCCTCTTCAGCCGAAGCGCGCATTGGCGTGCGTGACGGCTTTCGACCACCCCGCCACGCTGCGCTCGGCGCGGTTGCGTTGATCGGCCGGGGTTTCAGCCCCGAGCTCGGTCTCGTGTGCGGCCCGGTCGGCAATCGTCGTGGGAACCGATGCCTTTGGGGACGCCGTCATAACTTTCGCGGCATCCACAGCCGTCATCTCGGTCTCAAGCGCCAGAACCAGCGCCTGCGCTTCCCGGCCTTCGGCCTCGGGTGCTGTCAGGATGGACTTGATGCGGGACGTGGCCTCGGCTTTGCCAGCGGTGACACCGGCGGTACGCGCCTCGGTGCGGGCTGCATCGACAGCGGCTTGCAGATCAGCGTGGCTGATACCGGGCACCGATGCGGCTGAAGCCCCCGCAGTATCGGCCTCTATAGGTGTCTGGCATTTCGTCGAATTGGTCATGGGTCCTCCCTTTCTCTGGGGAATTGCCCCGGAGGGCGGTTGCGAGAGCGCGGCGATAACCTCGTCGAGGCTCGCCATACGATCGGCGAGACCTTGAGCAATGGCATCCGCGCCAAGATAGGTGCGGGCTTCCGTGGCGCGGATCGCGGCGGCGCTGATCCGGCCAGCGCGCCCCTCTGCCACGAGACCGACAAACTGGTCGTAGATTTTCAGGACCTCGGCCTGCAGATCGGCGCGCACCGCATCTGACAATGGCCCGAATGGGTGGCCATCGACCTTGTGCGCCCCGGCATGAATGAGCGTCGGCTTCACACCGCGGTCCTCAAGCTCGCCCGAGCGGTCGAGATGCGTCAGCACCACACCGATCGATCCGACCATCGAGGTGGGCGAGACGATGATTTCGCGTGCAGCACTGGCGATACCATAAGCAGCTGAGGCGGCCACATCATTGACGAAGGCCAGAACCGGCTTCACCTCGTTCACAGCGCGAACGAGGTTGGCTGTCGCGAACATGCCCGTGGCCTCACCGCCGGGACTGTCGATATCCAAGAGGATCGCCCGCACCTCCGGGTCGGCTTGCGCCTCGCGCAATTGGGCCGCAATGCCCTCGTAGGAGACCAGCCCCGAATTGGCCCCGATCCAGGCCCCGCGGTTCACAAGGCTACCGACGATCGGCAGGATGGCGACGCCGTTTGTAATGCGCATTGAGCTGACGCTGCCATTGTCGCGGCGGTGACTGCCGACAAAGCGGTTCGATTGCGGGTCCGGAGCCACCAATGGCTCAATCCCAATCCGGCCCTGCAACACATGCAGGATCAGATCGGCCTTGTCCGGGTGCAACAGCAGCGGGCGGTTCAGCACGCGCCCAGCTATCTGTACGAGCGTCTGCCCCGCCTGCGCCACCGCAGAGTGTTCAACACCTGGCGGTTCCCTCATCGCACCCCTCCTGTTCCAAGCGCAAAGCGCCTTGGGCCGTGGCCCTGCAGGCGGGCACAGTGTTCTTCAAAGCCGCGAATGACGGCCAAGAGCCGGTCCGGATAGGCCCGGTGATAGGTCACCGAGCGTTCCACACCGTTCGACCCTGCCCGGAACCGCACCTCCATGGCACCTTCACCCGCCACAAGCCGGACATAGACCTGCCGCAGGTTGGCTGCCGCCCCGCAGGGATCAGCCTCATCAATGCTGATCGTCATGGGTCTGCCTCATCGCTTGTGTCTTCAGCAGCTGTAGGTCCACCGCCCTGCGCGCCCATCATTTGCGGCTCGGGCAGCCCGTATTCGGCCCGGAGCGCCTGTTCCTGCGCCAGTTGTTGGTAAACGTCGTCCACATCCGCCCCAAGATCGGTGCAGATCATCGCGTCCGACATGACACCAAGGCGCTTCCAGACCTCGTGGGCCTTGGCTTTTTTCAGATCATCGGCCTGCGGACGCGGGTCGCCGCGCCATTCCGCCCGACAGGCTGCAGTGCGATTGGCCATAAACCCGGCAATCCCACCCGGAAACGGCAGGCTGCCCGCCTCGATCTCTTCCTCGAGCCAGGCCTCAAAGATCGGCTGACAAAACGGCGCCATGATGTTGCGCCGCCGGGCTTTCGTGATCGCGAAGATCTCCGTGGTCGCCGCCTGCAGCGAGGAATAGGTCGCGCCGACATTATCGCCGGTCGCACTTTCATAGGTCAGCCCGAGACAGCGCGCGAGTTCCCGAAGCAGATGCATCGCAAAGGCGGCATAATCTGAAGACGGGTGGTTGCTGGTGTGGAACTTCAGCTCTTGCCCCGGAAACAGATGCGCCAGCCGCCCATTGATCCCGACATCCAGCGTGCTGCCGTCGTAATATCCTGCGACCATCTCGATATAGGCCTCCATCGGCGAGATGCCTTGCGCCAGCATCTGCGCCTGTTCCTGCGGCGTCAGCAGCCCCTGGAGCACCTGTTCGGTCGGCTCATCCGAGGTGATGGTCACCGCAAACAGCGTCTGCACAATCGCCGCCATCAGCGTGGCGTCCGCCAACTGGTCAAACTGCCGCGCCACCTGCAGCGCCGGAACCAGCGGCGAGATGCCCCGGTGTGTGCCAGGCGCGCCCTCGAAGATATGAATGACGCGCGGTCGGCCCGCCGCATCCCGGGCGCGCACGTCATATTCCACATCGTGGCGAAACAGGTCCTTGCGGATCGCGCGGTAGCCTACGGGCATGCCATCGGCATCGGTATAGACCCCGTTGATCAGTCGCTTCATGCTTTCCGTCTTACGCGACAGACGCTGCGGCGGCAGCAGCCGCACCTTAGTGCCGTAGCGGTTCCACGGCCGCTTGCGCCAGGGCAGCTCCGCAAGGATTTCGCCGGTGACAAGCCAGGAGCGAAACGCCGCCGCCTGCATCTGACCAAACGTGCGCAGACCCTGAATGTCGCATTCCTGCGCGCTGCGCGCCCAAAGTTCGAACCGACGCTCCACCGTTTTCGCCCAGTCCGAGGCTTGGGCTGGCGTCATACCAAAAGTCTCGTTCTCCGGCAGCGCCTTCAGCTGCAG